GAGCGCACCCCTATGGCCCACAGAGAGCGCACAGGAGCCACGCAGTGCCACGCACAGGCATAGCCATAGGGTAACACTAGCGATAGCCCTAGAACGCAGCACAGGCCCGCTGAGGCGCTCTAGTGCGCCCTAGTAGGCCCACCGGGGCACCCCGCCCCCTCCTTTTATGCGCTAGGCACCCCCTATGGGGGCAATTGGGCGCGTTCAGGGTGAGGGAGGGCCTCGCGTGAGTCTAATAAATTTCAGGTCCAGGTATAGACGTGCACCCAGGGGGCTCGCGTGAGTCTAATAAATTTCAGGTCCAGGTATAGACCTGCCCGCCCCAGCGTATTCCCTATTAGTAACCAAGAGATAGCACGGTGCAGACCCAGTGCTTATACTAGACTGCACTAGACTGCACTAGGCCTGCACTAGGCCCGTAACGCGCACTACCACCCGTCTAGTACTGCCAGCAGGTGGAGCTGTACCGAACTCCAGTAAGAAGCCGGTTGTAGTCTGGCTCACTAACAGAACCCTGTATGTGCTCGTCCAATCCGGTACCACGGACTCCACTGTGTAGTTGGTGTTAGCAGCCTTAAATGGCAGATTAACCTGGAACCTTACAGTAGTACCGTCACCTGTTAGGTTCAACACTATAGTGGCCTCGTTAAGATAGCCCCGGTTGTCCTTGGATTGGTAGTTAGTGAAAGCACTACCAAGGTAGACCTTACCGTCACCAAACGTATTCACGAAGTCATTGTCCAGCATACGCGCATCCGCAACAGTACCCACCCCCCAGTTCACGTCATACCCTGCATTGCTCATGAAAGAGTTACTGATAATGTCGGTCTTATAGGCGGCAGACAGGTTCGCCTGTATATCAATACCACTACCAGTACTAACCTTGACCATCCCGGTTTCATTATCCGTGTACGTCTTCTTGCTGCTGTTGCGGATAATGTTGCCGCGTATACTCAGCCCTACATAGCCCGAGGCGTAGATACCAGAGCCGCACCGGTCTATAAAGTTGTCCAGCATAGTACAGTTAGTTAGGCTTCCCATGGAGCCGATACCCGCACGTTTACAGTCAATGGCTGCGCTATTACGTACACTGCACAGGTCAATGTTGTTCTCTCCGATGTACATCCCGTCCTGACAACGAAGACTAGTGCCACCATCGAAGACAGTATCATAGCAACCATTCATGTCCACCCCGTTATCCACACAGTCTACAGCATACCAGTTTGTAACTTTGTGGTTCTGACATTTACCGTTAGCTATGCCGATGAAACCGGCACGGTAGATGCTATCATGGTCGCTACTGCATCCGTAAGTAAGGCCTAGAGTATCTGCCCTGAACTTGATGCCGTTAGTATTTACGTCCATGATTAAGTTATAGCTGGACTTGTGCCGTATACAGTTCGTGACGTAGATGCCGCCCGCGTATTCCCCTGTACCTACCACATTGCTAATACGGAGTTTGTGCGTACGTGTATCTGTACAACCTTCGAAGTATGCAGCAGCAGATTTAGTGTTAGTTATGAAGAAGTCCTCAAGAACTACGTTGGACTTATTTACACAACTAACCGCGCGCCACTGCGTGGGGTTATTACCGGCGTTGCCATTTAACCCACCAGCATCCCCTAGACCTAAGATGGTACACGCGCTCCCCGGAATAAGCATGTGCCCGCTGGCGGATGCCCGGTGTGTTACCTGGGCTGCCAGTATCAGTGTACTATTGTCAGGCATAACCACTGAGTTGACCTGAACAGGGATATCCACGACTAGGATACTGCCTGGATTCTCATTCAGACCCGCCACTATAGCGGTGTCCGCCAAGGCCCCCGCCTCAATCCTAGAACTGAGATACTGTCGCTCTAACAGTACCGGGGATTTTGCTTTTACAAGTTCACTTAAGGCCATTTATCCTCCCACCTTTTTAAGTGCCGATACCGCGGTATTTATATTCTTATACTGGTTTCCAATGGCCTTGCTCTGCCACTGCCTGCGCTCCCACAGGCCCCAGCACACTTTGTTGCGCTGTCCGTTGATGTACTGGGAGCAATCAAAGGTCCAGCGGTTAGTGCCCTTGTACACCCACCCAACCCCTGGGGAATTCTTCTGGTACTTACTAATATAACGCCAGTCCAGTACAGCCTTCGAGGCCGCTGCATAATCAAGGCTTTTGAGGTGGCGTTTCACGGAGCTTCCGTTGAAACCAGCTACACCTACGTTGTACGTGAAGTCCAGCGCACCAAGCAAAGCTACGTCAGAGAGCTGCATAGGAAGCCCGTCAAGAGCTTTTGCGTGTTCCCCTGCTGATTGTATCAATTGCTTCTGACAATCGCTCAGAGAGGCTCTCTGGCCCAGTTTAACGCCCTTGGTCTCCCCGTAGCAGATAGTCGGGATACCAGCGCTGTCCTTGTAGGCGGTAAAGCTCAAGCCTTCGTTGTGCTGAATTACTCCGGTAATGGCGCCGCCAAGCATAGTGGCCCCCGTGAGGGCCGCAATAACCTTAGTCCTTAAACTCATATTTAATAGTCCCCTTACGTGCCTGCTCCTCTAGGAGCTTGAATGTACGTCTCTTGTAATACGCATTCCACGCCAGGGTTAGCACTGCGCACACCGTCGCAGTGATGAAGCTGATAGTGCTCCAGTTCCAGCTCATTAACTCTGCCAACCAACCTCCTGATACCGTAGCGCCGGTAACTGCTGCACCTGCCCGGGTAGCGAGGTCTGCCCCAACCATGTCTCCTACCTTAATCATCCTGCTGCCCCTTCTTCCTGAACAGCTTACGAATCACCAGAATGACCACTAGGAAGACCAGAGGAATGCTGGACCCAGCTAATCCGGCGAGGATAAGACTGTAACTATCATTGTTAACCACCTGCAGGCGCTCTGCCTGGATTGTCCCGGTGCTAATAGTTTGCACCTGCTTCTTACTGGACGTGTCCAAAGTGCCTACGTTAGAATCCTGTACATCGGTTTTGTTGGTGGTGCTGGAGTCCACCTTGTTGTTCAGGCCAACGGTTTGCTTGGTGTTCTCGGCACCAACCTGAGCAGATACATCCGGCTTAGAACCAACTAAGCCGGTGAGTGCAGAGGTCGCCGAGCAACCAGTCAGAGTAACCGCGAGCAGTAACCCAGCGACCAGTTTACGCATTAGCTAGCAGCCTTAACTGCAGCTACTGCGGCTTCGAGCGCAGCGATCTTAGTATCGAAGGCGGCACCAGTCTGAGCCACATCCTGCGGCTGCGTAAGGATAGCATACAGGTCCTTACCGAGAATGTTCAGCTGACGCAGCAGCTCCTGCTGTTGCGCTGGGGTTGCTTTTGCAATTGCCATGTGTACTCTCCTTATGCTGCCGCGTCAGTGGCGGCTACGAATGCACTCTGCAGTGCAGTGAACGAATCATCAAACGCTGTACCAGAACCCTCGCCGAGCGGCATGCCTGTACCCGTAAGGGCAACGTAGCCAGTCTTAGAGAGCTGCGACAGCATGCTGAACAGGCGCGCCTGCAGCATACCGTCATCCTTAAAGGCTGTACCGGCACGGGTAGCCGTATAGCCCTGGGACTGCATGTACGTGAAGAACGTGTTCAGCTTAGTCAGGGCGGTAGTACCTACGAAGCCTACGTTGTAGTCCGGCCGCACCTGCTTCTCCAGGTTCTGGCACGTGCCTACAATGGCGTACTGTACGTCCGCAGTTTTAGCTGCGATGATTGATGCCATTATCTTCTTCCTCTATGTTGTTTACCTCTGCCCCGGTTCTGCAACCGAGCAGCTACACCACGAAGGCCCTTAGACACTTTGCTCTGTGCCCAATCCAGTGGGTTCTCAATGAAGGCCCGAGCCATCTTCTCAGACTCACGCTCAGCCACCACTTTCTCATCTTCCACCAGATGCCCGTTCAGCGTAGCCACCATCATAGCGATTGCGTCTGCTCGGTCATCCTTCGCCAGACTACCGCGGTCGTACGTGATACCGGACAACTGCGCGAACGCAGAGTACAGCCAACGCCTATCTCGGGAGTACGCCATACAAGTGCTGATATCGTCGTGAATAGCACGCTCATGCACCACCAGGCGATGACGACGAGTAACGGGGCTGATTGTGTCGATTATACGACGCTCTTTCTGCGTGGAGTTATTCAGATCCCTTACACCAACACCGGCGAGGCGCCGCTCCCGTAACCGGTTCAGGATAAGCATAGACACAGTACCGTGCCCCATGTTGCTCTCCACCACCATATCCGGGATATCTAACTCTACGCACAGGTCAATCAGTTTATCAATGTTCTCTTCGCTGATACCTCCTTGGAAGCCGCCCACGGAGAATAGGTGAATGTACGAGTTCGCAGCACCGCCAGCAGCGTAGGATACTTCGTCCCCACCACAGCCAGCCGGGTCTACCACCAGCACCTTATGCTGGTACGGCAAGTGCATATCCCCGTAGAATGCCGGGAAGTACATCTGCTGACCCATAATCCCCTCATGCTCGTGCTGGTACAAGTACCGGCGGTCCGCGATGTAGGAGAACGTCTCCGGGGAGGAGTCCTGGCTGCCGGAGTAAACCAGCATATCCGAAAGCTTGATACGCGTACGCATTTGGTCGGACAGGGTAGTGTCGAGCATGTACTGCAGCTGGAAGCCTTCCGGACCGAAGTCCAGCTCCTTCTCAATCAGCGCATCCTCGTCGTAGCGCCCGGTGTCCGTGCTCTCGCCTAGCGTCCCATCGACGCCGAAGCCGGTGCGTTTATAGCCGCGCTCAATAAGCTCCAGGATATAAGGAGCAAGTGTACTTCCATATCGCTCTTCCATTTCAACAGACGGAATGCGCCCGGGCCATACTCGCACCTCGAAGCCACGTCCCGGCAGGGTTTTATAGATGCTGTCCTTGGTCTGCGGTGTACCCAGGTACAGCGTATCCCCGTGCGTACAGATAGCTGCGAAGTCTTTAGAAATCATCAGCAGCTGCTCACGCTGGGTTTGCGTTAAACCGTTCTTGGTGGTCTCGATATCGTCTGGAATCAGCAGGTCCGCGCGCTTACCTTGCAGCGATGCAGTAATACCTACGCAGGCTACGCTGGCGGACTTATCCAGCGGTTTCAAGTCGCAGTTGACATCATAGCCTTCGAATGAAGTACGGTCCCCACGAGTAGGGTCAGCCTTCAAGTAGCACAGTAGCGGCCAGGTTTCCAGCATACGAATGATTAAGTTCGCTACGTCAGATGCCTGCTTCTCTGCACCAGACACAATCAGGATACGGCAAGATTGGTCCTGGATGAGCCTCCAGACGGCGTATAGTGCAGCTAGTGTAGACTTAGCCTCACCACGCTGCGCGGCCACCATGCGCTTCCTGGGGCCCTTCTGCATGTACTCTGCAATGTCGGCCTGCATGTCCGTGAGCGTAAAACCCAAGAAGCGCATACCAATGTATGCGAATTCTCGAAAGTCACTGAGGGCAGCCGCCATCATCATGGCGATATCCTCGCGCTCCTCTTTGGGAATACTGCGAGGGTTCGCGCTATAACCAGTAAGTTTCTGGTTGAGCATGCGCAATCGTCGCGCAGTCTTCACCGATACCATTAGACAATTCCTTCTAGTAAGTCCTCAGAGTCTGAACCACTAATCTTGTTTAAAATCTCTTGCTTACGCGCCTCTCTGCGCGCAGACAGCTCGTCATCGAACTCGTCCCGCAGGTCCTGCATCTCCTCGGAATCTGCATCCGCGGTGATGTCATTATCCTTCAAGAACTTAGCGATAACCGATTTATCCGCGGCGGGGAGCGGCACCTCGTCTTCCTTAGACTGCTTGATTTCTTCAATCAAGGCCTCGGTGAACATACGGTGCAGCTCCGAGAGGCGACCGCGTTTAGCTGCCCCTGCCATGCTCTCCTCCTATCATGTAGATAGCACCCCACTGGTGCGTAGCGCTGCCAGCAGTGCGTTAAATTTAACCACTACATCCCCGGTGTCTGTTGCATCAGATACAGCTGCAGCCTTGTCTACGTACGCCAAATCTCCCAAAGAGTCGGCCAAGTAGTCTACAGACGCTTGCGTAGCAAAGCCATCCCCTGCGGTTACATCTACCCCCAGCCGGGCAGCTACAATAGTGCCTGCAGGTAGGGTATTTGCAAACAGTATAGTATTGTCTACAATCTCAAAACTGTAGCCGCGAATCTGCCCAACCCCATTAATCTCCACCACAGCCTTAGTGAAGGCCAGGCCGGGAACTACTTCATCTGTAGCCTCGGTTAACACCGTACTCCAAGGGTAGCTTACTGTCTCCACCCCACTTATAAAGGTATTCTCCAGAGCGGACGTACGCATACTCAAAGCATCGTCAGCTGCCTTCCGCGTAGCAGCCTCTGCGTCAATACGCTGCCCCAGTAAGGCGTCAGCAGCGTCTACGTACGACTTAGTAGCAGCATCCTGGGAGTTAATTGGGCTGGCTAAGTCAGTTATGCGATACCCATTCATACTAATAGTGCCATAGAATCCGGGGATAGCACGGCCCTCCACCAGTTCTTGCGCCAGATGTAAGAACTGTGTGTTTTGGGAGTCTACGTTTACCTCAATGAACGGAGAACCACTGGCGAATTCAATGTACAGATACTCTCGCTCTGTCTTACGGATTAGTAGCACAGTCGTGCTTGCTGCCAAGGCTGTATTTAGCCTAATATTAGTGGAGCTGGTCCAGGTGTACCCAGTGGTTTCCACACCATCTAGGTATACATGAATATAGGACTTGTCCAAATACTCAATATCGCACTGGATATCCTGGGTACCAGCTGGCTTGATTTGTTCTTGCCAGCTGAATGCCATATTAATCGTCTCCGAAGTTATTGATGATAGCTCGCGTAGGTGCGAATTCCTGGATTAACGGGACCTGCTTAGTGAAGGTCTTGATGTCCATATTACCGGTAGCCAGGTCCTGTACGGCCCCGAGCAGCCCTGTGACGTAACCCATAGATGCTAATGAGTGACGAGGGGAATCTCCCAGGAAGATATCCTGCAGTAAGGATACCCCGCCGATGGCACTCATACCCATTACGGACTCACCGATGAGTTTCTGGGTGTCTACGTCCTTCCCGTCCATGCCATGCTTAGCCATAGTAGCCAGCAGCATTAACGGGAACTGGTACGCCATAATGTGGGCTACGCCAATCCACCCAGCATCGTTCAGCTCTCTACGCAGAATCTTGTTAGTGGCAGCCAGTGCGAAGCTCTGGTACCCTACAACGACTTTGCCGATAGGGTTGAACTGTGCAAAGTGTGAGGTCTCTCCAGTACGAACCTGCTGTACCAGGTAGTCCATCATACGCGTCCCTACAACCTCAACTTGCATTTGCAGGTCCGGCTGGAACATAGCGCCCGGGTTGGCCTTGTTGGCAGCGATAGCGCGGTCTGCAACATCCCGGGTAAGCCCGAAACGCTCCAGACGCTTAAACGCCTCAGCATCACCCTTGAACATCTGCGTAAGCTCATCCGCCACAATGCCGGAGTTCAGGTTAACCTGCAGCCGGTGCACCATACTCATGCCGTTGACGTGACGTGCAGCCTGCCCAACGTTCTGGGTGACGTTGAACCAAGAGGCCTGACGGGTCAGGTCCAGGTTATCGTCGGCGTACGTATTCAACCAGCGGAAACGCATCTCCTTCTGGATGTTGCCTCGCAGCACGGTGTCTAGACGGGCAGCCATATCCGGAGTCTTGATAGCTACGGCACCTTCCTTGAACCAAGGTTGGTCTCGCATACTGCGCAGCACACGGGCCATACCGAACTCCTTCATAGCCAACGCAGTGTCTGTCAGCTGATACAGGCCGGAGTTCTTGAGCATAGTGGCGTTCGCCATGTTCCCAGCTGCTCGCAGCAAGTCCGGAAGCTGTCCTGCATCAGCAGGTGCCCCGCCCAGGATAAAGTCGATGGTGTCATTAACGGTCTTCTCCCACTTAGCGGAATCCGCCAGTGCGTGCTTGGACTCGTCAATCATCTTAGCTAACTGGCCCAGGTCCTGTACGCCTGCATAGGCCATGCCTACACGTCCAGACATACGGTTAGTGTACCCGTGCATAACCTTGGCTACATCAGTATCCATCAGGTCCTGCATGCGCATGCTCTTCCCGTTAATCAGGTACTCTTTGTCCATGTTGAACCGAGTACGCTGGCGCAAGTTCCGCGCAGGGGATGTGCTGCCGGATTCGCGTACGTTACCAGCCAGGAAACTCTGGATTGCAGATTCATCTACACCAGCGCTACGCATAGCCATGACGACCTCGTCATTACCCATGCCGTTAATCAGCTGCCTCCACATAGGACCAGACTGCCCGGCACGGCCGTTGTAGATTCCATCAACCATCTCCTTAGCAACACGCTGCACTACCTCTGACTCCATGCTCGGGTACACGTCCCGCAGGGCGGACCGGAACAGGGCGCGATAGTCATCCAGGGTATTGCCTTGTGCGATACCTTGGCGCATCTTGTCGTAGCTATACTGGCGCGGGAAGTAGTAGTCGGATTTAACCAATGCACCATCATCCACTAGACCGGCATTGAGCATATGCTCGTGCCACTTGCTAGCCCAGCCAGAGCGGCGGTAGGCATCAACCAGCGGAGCAATCTCTGCATCCGGCACCGGAATAGCGCGACCGTTTACGTCAGCGCTGTAGGCAGCATCCAGGTACTTACTCAGGCGGTCTTCCAGCGCAGCCCGCTCAGCGCGGAAATTACTACGATGGAAGAAGCGTGAGAGCACCCCTACACCCTTATCCTTCAATGCACCCAGTATAGCATCTTCCACTACGCTGGCGCGAGCATCCATCTCCAAAGTGAGGTTGCGCTTGTAGTCTACCACTGACGGGCGACGGCCACCTACGGCGGACGCGTCCGACACTAGCAGTTTAGCCAAGTCTTCGTTGCCTTGGGCGATATTATCGTACAGGGCAAACATAGTGGATAGCTTCTTCTTAGCGCCGTCCAGCATAGCTTGGGCACGCTTAGCCTCGTTGAGGGTAGTGCTGCCCGCAAGGTCCTGGAAAGCCTCACTACGGAAGCTCTGGGCTTGGTCTGCATAATCCTTAGCTGTCCACTTAACTGCGTCCTCATACGCATCCAGCACATCCTCCAAGGCAGAGCCTTTTGCCTTGACGCCCAGAGCGTTCATGATGTACTCACCCAGTTGGCGGAGCATGCTCTTACCGGTGGGGGATTGCGTCCGCGCAAGGTGCTCAACCCATTCCGGGCTGTCACCTAAGCCTGCCAACATCTCGTGCACACTACTGGCGTAGTACCGCATACGCGGCGTCAAGGTTGAGTCGGCTGCAATAACAGCACGCACTTCCTCCAGGCGTTTAGCAATCTCGGGATTACTGTCAACGGCGCGCGCAGTAGCGGCATGAATCAGTTCGTGCACGGCCACCTTGCTTGTATCTGCATCCATAGCGCGCAGCGCATCACCGACTGTAGTCCAGGTGCTGCCATTAGCTTGCTTAGGCGCGCGCAGAGATATCTCTCCCCGCTTAGCTAAATCTTGTTGTGTGTAAGTGTAGCGGCTGCGGTTTGCGGAGCCTGCTACTAGTTTAAAATCAATGTCGTTTACAGCATCACCTAGCGTGTCCAGAATAGCCTTCTGACCTGCTGTTAAGTGTTCAGACTTCTTCAAGAACTGAACTACATGCTGTGCTTTCATGTTCACGGAGGCGGTATTGTTTCTCGATACTTGGATGCTTTCATCCAGTGTCTTAGTGAGAATTTCCTCTCCCTCTCCTACTCCGGTAACATTAGCATCCCTAGCTGTACGAGTTGTAGGCGCTTCTGGGTCGAACATAGGCTCACGCCCAGTACGAGCCTTAGCGGCAGCTTTAGCAGCCCTAGACATATCCCAGAGCTGGTCTAACCCAGCTACCCCTGCTATCAGTGCAGTTACCGCAGCGGACTGACCTAGTTGGTCCTGTGCATAGAATGCTGAGCCTACGTCAGCAGCACGAATAGCTGTACGTGCAGCTAAGCCCGCACGGCCAGCAATACCAGCAGCAGACATCGGAGCCAGGATGAACGGGGAATCCCCTACCAACATACCCGCGAACCCAGCTACTGTATTGTCGGCCATTAAGCGGTCACGGTCACGTTGCTCAAGCATCTGCTGCATGCGGTAGTTGTAATCTTCTACCGACACAGAGTCGTGTAGGTACTCAATCTCTTCCTGATTCGGAGCATACAGCTTAGCCCGAGTATCGCTACTCAGGGTCTGCTTGGCATTAAAGTTCGGGTCTCGGTCAAATGCCGGAGCAGAGGCCTTGCGGATAGCTGCGGCGATGATGCTGTTGCCCATACCCGACGCAAAGCTCTCTGCGGCTGTAGTAGCCGGAGTCTTGGCCTGCGCTAGTAATGAGGCACGCTCCAGTGCGTTTAAGCCGCTGTCTCCAGCATCGTTCCAATCTACGCGCTCAGGCGCAGGTTTAAGTGTTGCGCCCTTAGCAGAATCCTTTTCCTGTGGATTCGGTTCTTGGTTCAGAAACTGAGCCATAATATCTCCTAAAAGAATTTTGATAAGGGGAGGCCCCGAAGGGCCTCTGGTTAGTGCGTTGCTTCAAAGAGCCAATCGCGTAGGTTTTGTTCCAGGTACTTCTTACGCTCAGGTTGGGCCTGCTTGTACGCTGGCGTATTACGCAGCGCTTGCCAAGCCCTACCCTGGGCCTCAGATACAGGGTACTGATACGCCCCCACCGGGGACTTAGCAGCCTTGCATACCTGTGCCATCGCCTCTGCTACGGGGCCAGAGCTACCGTTACCGCCGTGATAGTTCAGGTCCACCATGACCTTTAACGCCTCGTCGGAGGCATTCAAACCCTGCCCCTTGAGTTGCTTCTGCACGTTCGGGACGTACTGCTTCTCCAGGGAGGACTTGAGGATACTGATGCCGTCATCAATGGTCACTTTCTGTGGAACAGGCATGCCTGAGTTAATGTGCAGACCGAAGCCTACACTACCCTTGCCCTTACCTTCTCGGAACCCTTCGAACTTCATAGTGGTGGCGAGAATGTTACTAAACAGCGACGGCTCCAGCCCTACCGAGTTACGGCCATTTACTTGTACGCTGACGGCACGCCCGTTGTCGTGGTCGTAGAAGGTAGCGGGACGTACGCCTACTTGCTCGCTGCCAATCTTCATCTCGCCAGCCAGAGCTGAATCATACGCAGCCTGAGCAGTAGCCTGAACGTCACGAAGATTCACAGACATATCCTGGAATTTGCCCTTCTTGTCAATGACGATTACGGACATGTTCTGGCCCGCATTACCGGCCGTGGCCGCCTGTATCACCACTCGCTCTATGTTGCTGGGGTCAGACAGGTACTGAACTTGATTCTGGATATGCTGCTGCAGCGATGCTGTAAACTGCTCAGCATCACCTTTGTAGTCCCCCATAAGGGGCTGCAGGGAAGTGCCTGGTGGCAGGTACACATGCCTAGGTGCACCAGCAACCTCCAGCTCCAATTTACGGGATTGGATGTTGCCTTTGAGCATCTTATTAATATCGTCAGCATCCTTACCAGCGAAGGACTCTGGGTTATGGGTTTTAAGGTAGCGGAACTCCTCCACCATCGCCGCCCGTGCCTCTTGTCGCTGGGCATCCGCATCTCCGAAGAAGCTAAACCAGTTAGCAGTGCCACTTGGGTCTACCATCTTATCCGTCGGATTTTCTGGGATATCAGTATAGCGGCCGCTAGCCTTGTTGCGCGCCTGGCGGCGCAGGTCGTCCAAGATAGTGTTGCTGGCGTTACTTGGGTTCTGAGCAATAGCCGACTGAACCACGCCGCGCCACTCGGATGGAACCTCAGACAGCAGCGCCATCTTACCTAAGTCAGTACTGGTGCTATAAGCCTGCGCCCACAAGTTGATGCTGTTGACGTTCTCGCGGGAAACCTCGCCGTCCTCGCCAAGCTGGTCCAGTGTAGTAAGCGTACGTGCCATATCCGAAGACATACGCTTGTGCGCTTCGTTGACTGCCCACGCATCCTTGCTGTTGCTCCCGTATACCAGCAGCTGCAGGTTCCCTTCCGGGGTATCCGGAAAGCTCTTGAGCAGCTGAGTACGTGCCTTATCTAAGTCTCCCTTGAACATCCCCGCCAGAGTGGAGCTTGGCATATTCCCAGTAATCGCTGTGCGCAATGCCTGAGTGTCTGCTGCCTTCTCACGAATGGTCTGAGCCTTGTTCCAGAACTCCATGCTGGTCCCGGCGCTAAGTACATCAGATGCTGACAGCTCAATGACTTGACTACGAATACGCGCCATGGTCTGTTCTTGCTGCTCAGGAGTCTGCCCCTCAAGAGACTGGATTGCATCGGAGATTTCGAAACGGGCTTGGGTCTCAATCTGAGCACCAGCTCGCTTGAACTCCTGATACAGCGCCGCGTTGACGTCTACGGAGTTGACTCCGAGTTCCTTGGTAGCCAGCTCTTGCAGCTGGTTGATTACCAGCGGGTCCTGCGTCTGCTGCGCTACGCTGACCAGATACTGCTTGGCCCGGTCCAGCTTCTTGCTCTTATCCAGGTGCTCAGCAGCCAAGATGCTGTCTAAACCAGTCTTGATAGTCATCTGCGCAGCGGCACCCTGCCCTGCCTGTAGGCGCTGATAGAACTCATCACTGGACGAGCTAAGGCCGCGGTCAAGGGCACGGTCGGCTTGAGCCACGGCAAACGCAGCGCGCCCTTTCTGGAAGGCTGTATAGTTCGCCATGCTCGTAGCACGGAGCTGCTGCAGCACAGCCGTAGCAGACTGCTTGGACATCTCTGGGAGATACATACCAAGTTTGTCCGACATAGACTGGACGTGCTCTTGCTCCTGCTGCTGGAACTCCTCGTCAGTCAGCCCAGCCTCGGCAGCTTTCTTCGCCCGTGCGATACTGTCTGTACGCCACTTGGCTAGCGAGTCATACGCAGCAGCGGATACGTAGCCATCCTGGTAGGCTTCGCGTACGAAGATGTTCTGCTTCTGTACAGCCTCATCCTTGGATGCCATTGCATCCACGGCACCCTGGGCATCCATAGCGCCGCGCACTGTGGCGGCGGCTGCGTTTTCTTTGATTCCTTCCTCGAAGCCTACGCCGAAATCCTGTACGAATCCGGACAGTGCAGCTAATCGGTTGGCCTTGCTTGCGTCTACTGCTACTTCACCGGCAGAAGAGGGTAGTTGTACCTCATTGGACTGGAGTTGTACTCCACCAATATTAAGCCCCTGCCGGGTGGGTTGAATTACAGGCATTTACTTCCCTCTCTGTTTACCAGGTGTGAACCTTGTTATCGCCCTTGCTGCCCCACAGGTCGTACAGAAACGAGTTCTGCGCTGTGGGCTCCACGCTGGGTGCACTAGGTTCTGGTGTAGTTTCTGATAGCTTGTTACCTACGTACTGTCCGAGCATCTGCCCGCCTACGCTGAGGGCCATATTGAACATCTTGTCGTATCCGCTCTCCATGTCCATATTAGCTAGGCCGGAATCAACGGTCTTATCCACCAGCATGCGGAAGCCCTCTTCCTGGGTTGTCTGCTGGTCTCGGACGCTGGCCTCTTGACGTCCCGCCACCGTGTTAACGGTAGCTACGGCATCCTTAACCGACGCCCCCATAGTGCCGGAAGACGCAGCCTGTAGTCCTACTTGGCTCTGGGCCTGCAGCTTCTGCTGCTGGATGTTAAACAGCGACACCTCAGTCCGGTCCCTGGACTGGGCGCGTTGCAGCGCAATGTCGTTGAGCTGCTTAGCGGTCTGCTGGATTACGGCCTTGTTCCGTGCCTTGGATACCTCAATCTGCGCCCCAGCACCCAGCAGTTTAGAGCCTGCTAGGGCGGCGGCTGCCCACCACATACCCATATTAAATTCTCCGTCTGCGTTGGTTGTAGCGCAGGATATACGAGATATCCAGCACGTTCAGCTCCATAGAGCCCTCAGTAAATAGTGACACCTCGGTTGTGTCCGCGTTAGTACGGCAGGGTACGGTAATCGTAGCCAGGTCCATACGCAGAGCCTGCCCAAGTGTCAGCTCCTTTGAGTTCATCAGGATGCCAGTTAGCTCCCCACCCCAGTTGACGTCCCGGGGGGTGTCTAGTACCTGCACATCGAAGTGTCCGGAGTTACGCACCGCTACATCCAGGCGCAGCAGGCGCACGTGCCCACTCCCTACGAGCTTGTCATTCTGGTCCCGCAGAATAGGCGTAGTTAGAGTGAACGTGCTTCGATAACGCCGCCCGATTACGTAGGTGCCATCAGGTACGCCGCGCACAACCCGTAATGTGTTCTCCCCGGCAATCTCCTTGATGCCAACCTCAGTAGGCCCCATAGGGTTGCTGGGCAAGTACGTTAGGATAAGCTCTTCCTTGTAGTTGTCCGCCCACCCAACCGGACGCAATACCGACGGGACAGTAAACACCCCGCCCTGTACTTGAACTTGCTTCTGCAAATCCGAGTAGGCTTCGCGGTACTCTGAGCCCAGCTGATAACCTTCACGCGGGTCCATAGACACAATCAAAAGCTTGTTGCTGGGACTGGGCCCTTGCATGTACAAGAACACCTCATCCTCCAGCGCCTGTACGCTCAGGATTGGATACGGGAACGACCACTTATGCCACGCCGCCTGCATCTTAGCGCCGTCACTTCCGCCCCACATGAACTCGTAGACCAGCAGGCTATTACGCTCTCCAGACATGCGTGAGAAGGCCATATTGGTGACACTGGAGTTTTGCATCTGCAATACCCTGCCTGGGATATACCGAGGTAGGTGCACCGTGGCATCCTGCGTAGTGTACTGCGCCGCGGTGTAAGGCGATGGGATTAGCTCCAGTATACCCGCGTAGCTGTCGTTGCGCTTGTTCGGGTAGATTACTGTCTGACCAGCCATTACCGGGGTAACACGGCTGTCACAATCATAGGTGCTGGTAATACTGATGCTTGCGTTAGTTGGCGTAAGTACTGCCGAACCCGGCACAACCGCCTGCATGCTATTAGCAAACAGGACCAGGTCCCGGTTGAACTGCACAGCGGTGCGGTACACAGAATCCTGGGCAGACGCAGAGCTAATGCTGATACGGTCCGTATCCAGCAGTGACGTCACAGTAGAGCGGTAGAAGCGCTGATACAGGCCCGAGGCGGACATATCCACGGAGCTACCACTAAGCAGAACCAGGCGGCCCTGGAAAGCTGCGATGCCTGTGATATAACCATTCTCAACGAAACCAGGATTACTGTTATTATCGTCGTTGCCCGCTAATCGTCCCTCCCAATCCCTCGCGATGATGTTGTCATCCGCGGCGAGCTCTCTGGGCATGTTCGTAATCTTGGTGATGCTGCCGTACGCCCCCACCTCAGACCAGGTGCGGGTGCTGTAGCTGAACTGGTACCATGCTGTCTCCGACGAGGCGGTACCTACACGGCACATTGCTCCGTCAGCTTGCGCTGGGAGCTGTGCAGGCAGGTCCTGCTCCTGGTCTACACGAGACTGGTTGGACACCACAGCGTAAGTATCACCCGCGTCAGAGGATACCACGCAGTTGCTCAACCCGTAGAAGAACAGGTACGCGCCACGTACGCTCACGTTCCCAGCTGGCAACCCATTCGCTACAAGAGAGTCACGCAGTTGCTGAGCAACGTAAGCACCAGATACCTCCTCAGCGTTACCGCTTGTGCTACCAGCAGCTGGGGCGGTGTAGTCCCCCGAGTAGTCTACCCCTGCAGAGGTAACGGTGACGTTCCAGCGTTTCTGGAATGCTGCAGACTTAACGTAGAAGAACCCCGTAGTGCTGGGGTCTATGCGCCCAGTATTGTCCACGGTTGTGTTCGGGGCCATCTCCGTATTCAGGATATAAGTCAGTCCGGCAATACTTGCGGTCTGCAAAGAGGTCTGGCCTACGGTGGTAACAAAGTAGGGGTCATTGCCGGAATTAAGGATGGTCTTTCCATTCTTAGCTAGCAGCCACCAGTTACCGTTGCTGGTGTTAATCAGCAGGTGCCTACCGTCGGTCCCACGCTCGACGTATTCAGTGAACAGGGAGTCAAGCCCCGGATTATCAATCGTACTCTCCCAGACAATCTCGCCGGGAGGTCTACGGCGGATACCCGAAACCGGGTCGCTTAGCATGTTCAGCTGCGCCCCCAGTTGCCCGGGCTGGCGCTCTCTCGGAACCTGCTGAGATACGCCCTGCAGCAGACTCTGAATGGTACCTTCTAAGGGTAAACCTGTAGTGGCTCTTGCCATGTGAATCCCCTTAAATCATGAAGCGCGCACGACGGATACGACGTGCGAATCTGGTCTTACTGGTACTGTACTTCTGGTTGCGCAGATGCTCGCGCAGCACCAGGGACTTGTACCGCTCCGCCTCTGAGGCGTAGTTGGCGTAGTTGCCGTCACTACCGAGGTCATTCAGGTACACTTGCGCAGTGGTGTAGTTTGCAATCCACATAGCTGCGTGCTCCGGCAGGTCCTCAAAGTCGAGGTCTAGCACCACCTTAATCTTAACAGGGGAGTTGAAGTACTCGTCCTGCTCGACCAGGTTATAAAGGTTCCCGTAACGTACGCCGTACTTATTGTCAGAGCACGCATCGTATACAGCCAATTGGTTCCACGGAACCTTAATAAAGCCATCAGCTGTAGGGGTAATCTCTCTCTCGACTACGTTGAACCAGTAACCTGTACTGAGTAACCCGCGACGATTGCGTGCAAGCGCAGAGCGAGCTAACCCCGCACTCGGGTTACTGGTAGATATGTCCATAACGCGAGATTCCCCCAAGGCTTCCAGCGTCAGGTTCACAGCATCTAATTCTCTCATATTTGTTCCTCTATTAAAGACCCCTTGGACCCTTAAGACAGGGACAAAAAAAAAGCCCCTGGCACCCGAAGGCACCAGGGGCGCGTATTACTCTCCCGTAGTGTCGGTGGCTACGTCAGCCGCCTTACGGGTTTTCTTGGTAGCCTTGCGGCCAGATTCAACCGAAGCCACCTGGATGTTCTTCGCTACATCGGTGGCGGCCTTAACCGCCTCCCGCTGAGCTGCATTGGCCTGGAGAGTCTCCAGACCGAACGTAGCGATTACTGCCATTAAACCTCCAATTAGGACTTGGTGGTGAAGGTGAACTTGGTCACCGCAGCGGTGTCCGGACGACGCAGACCGATGTTGTACATCGCGTAGCAGTCCAGCACATTGCTGAACTCGCGCTCATCGTCCCAGATACGGGAGGTGAACGGCTTAGCTTCAACAGTCACCAGGGTCTTGGACTTGCTGAAAGTTACCATACGGCACAGCGCATCGTCAGAGGTTACGGTGTAAGCAGAGCCCAGCGGGTGCGTACCAGCAGCGGTCGGGAACTCAGTGCACTCAACCACAGGTACGCCGTTCATCTTCACTACACGACGGTCTTTATAACCATCGTTGTTGGACGCGCCGAATTCCAGGTTCAGGAGCTTCGGATGCTCCAGCAGACGCGAATAGGTATCGACATCCACTAGGGTAATCATGTCCGCCAGTGGGGTCTTGCGCTTGATGAGCTCATCAATACCAGCCTTGTGCGCCAGGTTGATGTTCATGGCGTTAGCCTCCATCTCAGCCTGAGTCAGCTGCGTGGCGGAGGTGCTACCTGGAACAAGGATAGCTGCGCCCACCTCGATACCGTCATTGAACGCCGGTTTCAGGTGCGCCGGGGCAACCCAGGAACGGCCCTTGATGAGCTGAATCAGGTGCGCCTGGTCGAAGACCTCTGCGAACTCAGAGCCGTTGTTCTGACCCATCTCGGTCAGGAAGTCCGGACCGGTCCAGTCATCCTGGTAGTCAATCGGGTTGCGGATATACAGCACCGTATCCACCACGATAATCATCTTATCGTTACGGACCGGGGTGCTATCCAGCGCCTCACCAGAGCGACGACCCTTCACCGAGGAGGTGTTCAGGCGGTCAATACGGTAGGTGTTGGAACCGCTGATAGAGCGCTGGCTGGAGAGGCCCAGGAACAGAGCCTGGTACTGGAAGCGGGTATCTACTTCATTCTGGTACACTTCCAGGTGAACGTCTACGTCGGAGTCTGCGCCTGCCCAGTGGGCTCGGGTCATGTTGCCTTTATAGATAGTATCTGCCATATCTTACTTTTCCTTTTAAATGAGATTAAAGACCTACGCGCTTACCAGCTTCACGGCGTGCGAGCAAATCGTTATAACGTTGACTGAACTGTGGAGACGCCAAGCTACGGTTGCCCGCTTCCTGACGGAGTTTGGTATATTCTGCGCGGAAGTCCGCAGCAGATAATGCGTTGTTGCTGGCTACTCCTCGTACCATTGGGTTCTGCGTCTTGATAAGACCCATATCCCGGCAGAAGCCCGCTACCAACTCGGCGGCCTGCTTAAGCTCACCTGAGTTAGCGAGTACACGAGCTGCGTTACGCAGAGGTTCAGGGGCCTTGGAATTAAACAGCTGCGCTGCTACCTCCCAGTTCTCCTTCCCGCCCACAATATCGTAAGCTTCCTGTACTGCCTTAGTGGCTTGGCCAACCTGGTCTTCCAGGTACGCCTTAGCCAACAGCTCTGCGTAAGCAGCGTGCTCGCCGAAACGTTCCTTAATGAAGGCCGTATCGATTAGGTTAGGGTCCTGATACTCCAGGGCCTTACCAAGTGCCCGCACCATATCAGAGTCAGTTAACCCAGAGACTTTCTGCAACATAGCTACACCGGCGTCAATCGTCGGGTTGCCTGTCTGAGCCAGCTCCTGGGGCTGCTCCTTAGCGCTATCGCCACCCTTATCCAGGGCCGCTTTTAGGGCTTCGATATCCAGAGGAATCTTAGCAGGGTCAGGGGAATCTTTGCCCTGTTGCTGCTGGGTAGGGGTCTGTGCATCCTGCACGCCTTGATTGTTCGGGGCGCTAAGGGGAGCACCTAGGCCCGGAATCTTAGGGCCGCCTTGGTTCTCTACCTGTGTAGTTTCTACGTTCTGACCGTTTTCTACGTTATCCATCTATGCCTCGGTTGTTAACTTGGTAATAAGCCCAGCTGCTTACCTGCTACTGTCGGGTCTGCTGCTGTCAAGCCCTGGAGTTGGTCTTGTGCTGCACCTGCGGATACATCGGCAGACGCATCTTGAACTTGCTGTTTCTGCTGCAGCTGCTCTTCGGTGTACATGAACGGTTCGCTAACGATACCGTAGGCGTCGAAGTACCAATCTACGCACGCATCTTTGTTGAAGCGTGGAGTAATCTGCTCCAGCACCGGGATAGCCAGCTGCATGGACTGTGCCGCCTCTAACAGCTTGTCCGCTGCCGCGGCTTTAGCTAGTGCAGAGGTGCCCACAGTAACGTTGATGCTCACCACGCCTTCGCTGAGGTACAACTTAAAGCGGGGATACGCCAGTGCAGTGTACAGGTACGCCAGCTTACGCAGCCATGTGTCGCTCAGAATACTGAACCCACCACCCATAGCAGCTTCCGCCTCTTTGGCATTCTGGCGAATCTCATAAGCCGTGACGCGCTCGCCCTGCCGGGAGTTGCCGGTGTACATAAACGCACGAGACAGTTTCTGTTCGAGCATCTGGATGTTGCTGGCAATCCACTGAATCTTCTGGGCAGAGCCGCCCTCATAAGCAGTGACAGGGGATTTGCTGTTCCCGTTGGAACCGCCGCCGCCCACCTGCACAGCCTCGCCCGTCTCCGACGTTGAGAACTCGTCCACGTCTAACCCAGAGCTTGCGTCAATCAGCGGGATTAGCCGCGCAGACTCAACCTCGTAGTTAGTCAACGCTTCCGACAGTACCGATAATCGGGCAAAGTCCCCCGCGTAATCCTCTACCAAGCCGCGGCCGTAGTGCTCGCCGCTAACAAGGTTCCACACCAGCACGTTGTAAGGAAGCTCCAGCTCCGGATAGGTGCTGCTATCCCCAATGCGGTGTCCGTCTGCTTCTTGGTACACCTCGTAGCTTACTACTTCTACGCCTTCCTCTGTCCGCTTAACCTTGCGACAAGCGGCAGTGTAGATATCAACGTCGCCGTATGGGTCTTTGTCACGGTAGAAGGTGCCGCGGAAATCTTCTGGCAGGTCCTGGACGCTTGCGCGCTCTCTGATAATGAGTCGCAGGACGTTACCGCTGCCATCCCTTCGAACGGTAAAGTTACGGACTGAGTAGACGATGGATTTACCTGTCCGCTCATCAATATACTCCAACGCGTTACCTGTAACCAGCAGCAGCTTCACAGCTTGCAACTTCGCAGCATAACCGTCTTTCTCAAATACTTTCTGTGACGCCGTGTTCTCGACCTCAGCCAACTTAGATTCTGCTGTAGCAGCGCTGCCCAGCGAACCAATGAACTCGTCCAGGTCCGAACTCTTGGAGAACCGGAAGAAGCTAGTGCCTTGCGGGAACAGTGCCCCTACAATCTTAGTGGCTGCAGTGTTGACCAGCTGCGCGCCGGTGCTCTGGTAGTCACGCTCCAGAGGCCTGCGTCTACCGTCCAGGGAATCGTCCCTGGTAAAGATAGTACTGAGCGTCCACTGCGCGAACTTCTCAGAGGCATCCAAGACGCCTGCGTCCTGGTCCTTCTTAAAGAGTTCTGCTAATGTTGCTTTTTGTTCCAAGCTACCCCCTTACAGGCCCAGAGGATTGCTCTGCCCTGCTTGTCGCCGTTTCTTCTGCTCAGACGTAATTGCATCTGCAGATGCAGAGGCAGCCCCTGCGGGGTCAATCTCCGCAATGTTATCTGCGGCGCTATTAGCCTCTAGGGCAGCCTGTTGTTTCGCTGCGCTAGCCTGCTGCTCTGCCAAGCGCTGCTGCGCCTCTAATCCTGCGTTGTCCGTAAGGCCGAGCATATCCGTGGCCTTGCCTAACAGTTTACCTAAACCACCACTCATTCTGACCTCACTAAATGATAAGTTGTATTGTATGTGTTATCCGATGCACCTCGGCTAATGGCGATACGCCCAGCCCGCATACTCTTAGCTATTGCGCGAAGGCCCTGCATAATCACAAGTACCGCCTTACTGTTACCTGGCTTCAATACGAAGAAGTCTGTATACAGCACAGGCTCTACGTAATGACAGTCCTCTACAGCTTCTGGGTAGTAGCTGACAGCACCGACTAAGTCGCCTTGGGAGTCATAGACTCCTAGTATATACTGTTTACCCAGTATGCTGCCCAGTACTCTCCAGTAGTGCTGCTCTGGAGCTAGGCCCCGACTAATGCCGTGGCCCAGTTCATGCAGTTGCCTCACTGCGTCTGTAATGTCGTCAGACTTATACAGAACCTTGAGAGTGTAATCGGAAGTTTTACTAGTGTGTTTTAACTTCATTCCTACTCCGGTAACTTCATTTATCAGCAGAAGTATTCGGCCTTTGCTTTGCGGTATGCGGCCTCAGCCTCGGGTATTGTACCGAAGGTGCCTAGATGGATACTGGCACCTCTTTGGGTCATCCTTGCGGCGTACTTGTTACCCTGCTTCCGTACGCCCATGGGTAGCTTGCGACCTCTTGTAGGGGTCCTGTTGCCTTGGTTTAGACGCATACTGGATGCGCGTAAATTGGTCCAAGCATTGTTTAGAGTATTCCTGTCCGCGTGGTCTATCACATCCGGTGGCTCTTCCCCAGTGACCAGGACCCACGCAACCCTGTGCGCCAGGGTGGGCTGTCCGGCCACGTACACCATTAAATAACCATTACTGTACACACTTCCGGCGGGGCTGCCCGCCTTTGCGCCCCGCTGGTTTATGCGCCAACATAGTGCGCCCGTCTCCGGGTTGTACGTATAGCGACGTTGTATTTCCTCTAAATGCGGCAGTAGTTGTTTAGGCATAATATCCTCATGAAAAGAAGAAAGGTGATTCCAGTACTTGCCGGATGTCCAGGGTACCTACCTCAGGCATATCCAAATCCGTCAAGTCCGCCCCAGCTGCTGCTGCGCGAGTAATATCCCCAAGCAGGTCATTCTCTTCGTAGAGACGCACAAACTGTTCACGGATGTGTCGGTGCAGAGCGTCAACATCGGCTGCGTGAGTAGCCAGTGAGTCGTGAATAGGTACAATATCCAGACCGTCAGCGGCACACAGAACCATCATCAAGTGCGTACTATCCAGGCTATGCACAAAGTTCGGGGCAATCCCCGAGGCTGCCTTGCGCTTGTTGCAGGTCTTGAAATCCCGGTTATGCACGCGCATGATTGTGAGGTTCATACAGTCAATTCGTACCCGCACTTCTTCACGCTGTGTGTAGCGGTTCATTACGAGTCCGCCCAGCGGCGTATACCACTGCAGGTGCTGGCTTGCCGGTACACGCCTAGCGAGGTTCTGCAAGTACGACATAACTGCCGCAGCAGCAGGGTTTGCCTCCTCGATAGCGGCGCGCATACGCGGAGCCAGGTAGCACGACAGATTCCATAGACTGTTAGTGTCGGTACCTTCATACCCCTCAGCGCAAGCGCCTTCAAAGATGTAGTCACTGCAGCTGCGCACCGTGGCGCTGTAGAAGTAGGTCATACTGGGGCGCTTGGTCATGCTGCGGGTGATTTCGTTCTCTCTCCAGTATGTGCTCTGGATAACGAAATCCTCCTTGTCCAGGTCCAGTATCACCTTCTCGTCCGTCCGGCGCTTCACATCCATGTACAGGTCCGCTTTCTTGTCGTTACCTTCCCAGTACAGGTTCGTCAGACGACCGCCCACAGGGTCTCTCAGGAGCGCTGAGAGGTGCTGCCCACCTGAGTTCGTAGCGTCCATAGCCACTGGGATTCGGCTAATATACTCTTCTGGGCATCCAGAACGAACAGCATTAACCAAGTCGATAGCGGCTGCCAGGAAGCACCAGGGGCTGTCTGCCTTGGCAAAAGCAGGGCAATCAAACGGAGATATTGTGAGTTGCTCAATCTCTGCAAAGTTCGCATCAACCCAAGCTGCGCGGTCTTCGAATAAGGCCTTGTCATAACCAAAGCATGTGGCGACGTGCACTTTGAGCCAGAAAAGTCCGCGCTCCCCCAAAGGTTTGCCACGCCCAAATTCAAGAAGGGCTTTCTGCAAATCAGAACCTTGGGGGTGCAGCGAGGACTTGAAATACAGGCGGTAGCGCCAGTCCACACAAGTCGGGAAGTACAGGGCTTTCTCATCTTTGAATTCCTCTGCCATTTCCAACGTAGTCAGAAGGCTGCGCAGTTGCGATACACGCTTACGGTCGGCGCTGTACCATAGAGACATACGCGTCTTCCACTCACCGAAGCGGTCAAGCTCTTCCTCGGTGTAATTCTCTTTCGGAACCCCGTCCAGATACCACTCCGGTTTCGGCTCCGGTACTGAGCGAGGCATACCTATCCCAACACCCAGGGCCCGTGCTTCTTGCACCAGTTCCAGTATGCGCTTATTAATACGATACGGGGTTTCCTGTGCCTTATTAAGCGCTTTTTTGATGCCATCCGCGGACTTAAATGCTTCCGCTACTTCACGGAGACGAGCTCTGTCAATGTGTGAGTTATGGTAGGTTCCGCGATTGTCGATAGGGGTGAGGTACCCACCATCCCACAGAGTAGTGTGCTGCACCGGCGGCACCAGCATAGGTGGCTTCATGGTTACGGTATCAGCGGACTCTACCAGTTTCTGGAAGGCCTCCATAACGTCGTCAGCCGGATAGAGCATGCTCAGATTCCCGCTACAGTTCTTCCACTGGAACAGTCCCGTCTCAAATACTGCGGCACACAGCAGACGCCCTACGGAGATGTTCTGGGCATTGGTCCAAGGCTCGTGCCCATAGTGTACGTTCTCGGCACTGGCACGGAGCGTACGCAGGATGTGCGTAGGGGACTTCGTACGGCGCTCTGTGAGGTACTCATACACGCGGTCCATGTACGCTGGGGCTACGTTGCGTAACTGCAGAGCCAGTAGCTCTGACTGTACGTTTCTGCCCAGTGCGGACATTACCGCCTGCGCAGTCTGGCGGCGACTAGCGGACTCGCCTGGGGCGACGCTGAACGCCTCAAACATTGTGCACAGGCTAAGGGTTGTCAGGACATCCAAGGGGATTAAGCGCAGGAACCGACGGTACTTCCCACCAATGCCAGGGGCTTTGACATTTCGCATCTCATCGATAGCGGCAGCAGCCACTTCATAGGCCGAAGTGAGCATACGCTGCGTCATAGGCAGGTTCATAATACCACCGTTCTGCAACGCGTCCGTAATCAGCTTACGTGCCCGCTCGATTCCGCGAATCTTATAGGTCTCTTCAAGCTCCAGCTGGCGTTTCACCAGTGCTTCCTCTGGTACTACAACCGTATTTAGGGCGCTAATCATAGGCGCTTAGTCTCCTTGGTTATGTCCGGTACTTCTAACTACTGATTGCGACTTACCCAGAGATTATACATCTCCAGGTAGTTTTTAGCGGCGCGTTCGTCGCCTCGCTCTACTGCTTTCTGCCACATCATGTGGCACCATTCGCTAGGCGTCAATGCACTTACCTCGGTGTTGCTCGTACAGTTCTAAGTACTTGTCGGACTTGGCAATGTCCTGCTCCAGCTTATCCTTGTTCCCGGCTCTCAGCCGGTACTTGAGCCGGTTCCCCAGGCAGTACCCGTAGAACTGCTCTTGTGTCATGCTGCGTGCAATGACCTCTATTGCCTCCAGGTCCGGGAAGAACTGGTAGTGCTGAGGGGAGTTTACTGCGTCAGGCGCTTTCAGAGTACTTTTCGGTAGTCTCGTCGTACTAATCAGTTGGAAGCAGTCAGGGTCCCACGTGTGACCGTTACAGCCCTCCAGTATTAAAAGGCCGTTAAATGTGTCTGTAACAACAAGAGGGTGCCCGTCCGACATGCCCAGTTCGTGGCAGAATTGAGCCCAGTGCGGTTTTCTATGTTGTGCAAGACGCGTAACTACATCACCCACTTTGAATTTACTCATTTAATAGTCTCCCGTGCTTTGCGTCGTGCCCGGGCCTTGCGGGCCTTGAGCTTCTGTGCCTGTGCCAATTCTTCCGGCGTCTTGTGCGTATAGTATAGCATATCAGTGGGTTCACGGTCTAAGTAATCGGCGACCCTACGTAGAGATTCAGCAATAGCCCTAGAAGATTGCATGCTACCAACAATCCAGCGCCCAGCGGCAGATGCCACTTTGCCTTCCCCTCCATTGCACGAGCGATGAAGAGCACCCCGAATACGCCCAGTAATATGATCGTGGTCAACGACAACAGAATCACCAGTTACCCCCTTGATTGTGAAGTCCAAAGGTTTGCCACAAAGGAGGCAGATACCTCCCTGGTCTTTGGCAAGCTTAATCGCCACGGAGCGAATCTGTGCCCGTGTAATCTTTCTTAGGGCCATACCTCAATCTCCCCAACTACATCCAGCATAGCATTGTCGTGAATGAGAGAATCCAAATGCTCAACCGTTCTTCGATGTGTTTTGGGTGCTCGTTCACGCAGCGCATCCAGAATAGTTTCAAGTTCATCGTGTTTCCCCTCGTAGTATAACTCAATCGCCCGCAGGCTCATTTCCTTCGCAGACATCTTCGCCATTGTCTGGGTGCTCCTGTATCCACTGTATATGCTGTTTATGGTACTCGTGCAGCGAATGCACCCAGTCACGTAGACTGGGAGTAGTCAACAGTGACATCAGATACAGATACGCTGAATCTGATTGGGAGCGTCTCAGCCACAGGCATTCTGCCTCTGCGAGTACGTCTTGGTTGTTTCGAGCATAGGCCGCTACAACGAATTCTGCGGCGTCCTGCTCTGAGGTAATAGGGTAGATAGCATCAAAGGCCGTTCGCTTCCCACAGAGCTTCCCATCAAGCAATGTGATGCCTTTGACGTTATCTGCGTCATCCCCTGCTAGCATCTGCCACCAGAAGAACTTGGTGCCGTGTGCTCGCACCGGCATAGCCTGGGTATCATCCCACTTAATCCAGCCGAATGGATTATCCAAGGCAGGCCACACGGTTCCGGTCGGGATATCGAACCGGGCCATAGGGCTTAGCCAGGAATCCTTGTCCTGGGACATCAGGATTCCCCGGTCCCCAAAGGCGTACGAGTCCATGATGAATAGGTCGTCCGCCTCGAAGAAGTTGCTGCTAACCACCTGGATACCCTGTTCAGAATACTGGTCTGGGTTCTCAATCAGGTGCCGCTTCAACGGTGCCTTGAGCGGCAGCTCCTGTCGATTAGCGCGCTGCCCCTGGTACGGCTTAGCGGTGGGTAGGTGCCAGCGCAGGCACTTAGCACAGCCAGCGGGCGTCAGGTACGCCACTGCTTCTGAGCAACCGACCAGGAACATGTCCTCAAGCACCAGCTGATAGAAGCGGCGTATTGCGGTATCCAAACGTTTCACTGTAGCAGCGGCTTTGTACACGCAAAAGTCCGCGTCATACAGCAGAATCTTCCCAGAGTTCTGTGGAGCTAACTGCTCCCCGAGCTGGGATAAGTCAACCCCGTTGATAATCATTAAACCCCCGTGACCTTTTTGGTCAGACTTCGAGCCCAAGACTCCCAGGCGCATAGAGTCTTGCTACCATTCAGTTTCTCAAACAGCCAGCACAGACACGCAATTGGGATAAGCGGAGAAATCAGAGTAGTGTAGACTAGCTTAGCGAATGCAGTACGCATAATTAGAGCTCCAATTCAGAGAGGACCAGGACAGTGCCGAGCATGTCCCCGATTACTTCCGGCGTACGCAGGCTCTGGTCTACGTCGTAGATACAGGAACCAATCTCCGCCAGGCTGATACTGAGAGTACCCACGATGCGGATAAGCGCCAGGTCGTCGCCATTCAACTTATCGGCATGTGCCGCAATGTCATTATGCTCCTTGAAGGCGGTGGCGGCCAGTTCCAAGTCCATTCCGTACAGGGCGGCCAGCTTGTCCAGTGCGTCGTACACAGCGCCGAGCTGGTCGCCATTGTCAAAACCTTGAACGGCGCCACAGTTTACGTAACCTACTGCCAGAACCAGTTTCTTGTATGCGTCCAGTACTTTGTCCATTAGTCAAATCCTTTTAGTTTATGTTTTGAAATGAAATTGTGGGCTTTGGTCTCAGCGGCCGTAGCCTCTGCGCCCAGGGCGTATGCACGACGGCGGGACTTGGCGCACTGGCGAGTCAGGTGATACCGGTGTGCGCTAATCTCGTTGCCCAGAAGGCTCACCCTGTGTGCGTGTGAGTTAGCCGCCCAGTGCCAGTCGTTTGCTCGCTGCTGCAAACGCTGTGCGCGCATAAGCAGAAACACGGCGTACTGTTCTTTGGCCCATGTGATTATGCGCATTTATACCCCCAGGAAGTTAGCTACTTCATCGCGCTTAGCGCGCAGGTTATCAGCATGACAAGCGTGCTCCGCTGCCAATTCTTTGCTGTGCTTAGAGGCCTCTACTCTAGCCTCGGATTGGGCGGCCAGACGCACTGCTTCGTCTGCGAACTTAACTGCCAACTGCTCGTTAAACTGTGCTTTGGCATCGGCGCGTTTAGCTTCGGCTGTGTAGGCTGCGCTCAGGAGTTTGATAAGGATATTGATGATGTTCATAAGCTTCCTCTAAGGCCCCTGGCGGGGCCGTATTAGTTTCGGTTAGGGTTTATTATGCTTTAGGTGCAGCAGGTGCTGCTGGAGCTACAGGAGCCGCGGGGGACACTGGCGCAACCGGTGCTGCCGGTGCTGCCGGAGCAGTAGGGGTCGCAGGAGCAGCCGGAGCAGCCGGTGCCTGCATAGCTGCCGGACTCGGAACCGAACCAGCGTTCAGCATAATGTCCAGGGCACTGCCCGGGAAGTCCACTGCTTTGTACATATCCTCCTGAATCCAGTTCTTGCTCTTACCGTCGTCGAAGGTGCCTTCGATGTGCAGGCTATCCCAGGTCTCTTTGGTTGGGTTGTTCCACAGGAACAGCTTAATCTCAGAGGCATCCAGGGCTGGCATCTTGATAGGCTCGCCGGTGTTCGGGTCGAACTTCGGAATCGGGCGGATACCGGACAGGTCCACGATGTTAGACTTCTTGCCTGCGGCACTGGTGTGCTCATCAATCGGGAAGGTGAAGGCCTGCCCCAGACGCTGTGCTGCATGCTTAATGCTATTGTCGTAGTTGAGCTTGTCGAAGAACTTCTTGAAGCCTGCGCGCTCAAAGTTACTGATAGCCATCGGGAACGGGCGGATACGCTTCACTTCGCCGTTGGGGCCGAACACTACAATGCCGATACGTACGTTAGCCACCGCAGGCTTACCGGTAGGCTTACCACCCTTGGTCGGCAGGCGCTTACCGATTTCCACGTACTCGGTGAAGTAGCCGTAGTACTCGCCCTTCGGAAGCAGCACGTCTTCATACGCACCACCCTGTGCGGTTTCTCGCATATCTACATCTTGGGTTTCGATTGCTGCGTCTACCAGAGCGTTCAGGGATGCCAGTACATTCATAGTCATATATTTATGTCCTCGTTTAGCTTAAATGATATTTACGTGCAGATGCAGGGCTTACTGGGTTCGGCCAGTCCACCGGCCGTTTTCGGAGAGCAGCATGGGGATGATTTGCGGGCATCCATCTGTAATCACCATACATCCTAGAATCGGCTTGCTTCTTGACAACTTACCATAAGCAAAGGCCAGACTCTTATTGTCGATTAAACAACCGCAGTGCGCACCAAAGTACAATGCGGTGCTGCTCGCGGCATACTGTATGTCTAACTTCCCATGGAAGTGTCCGATTACCATAGACTTACGCTCATGGGCTGCGTTAAGCAGCAGGTCCCCAGATACTTGATGTTGGAATCGCACAATACCCAGCGGGGTATTCAAATCCCAAGCATCTCCCCAACTCCACCCGGGGGCCCCATGCTCTGGGAACAGGATGTCCCGGTACTTCTTAATGAACTGTACAGGGAGTCCATGAGCTTTGGCTCTGCGATAGACAAGAGAGCCGTGGTTAGAGTCGCACAGGAGCAGGTTAGGAAACAGGTTATGCAGCCGCTCCAGGCCAAGCTTTGCCTTCTCTAACTCCACCCCAGCACTATCCAACTCCGGACTGCTGTCGTGAAAGCTAATGGCGTGCCCATCCGTCTCATCGCCTATCTGCACAACAATGTCTGGGCAGTACTCGTCCCGTACAGTGCGCAAAAAGTCGTACGCGTCCGGATGTGTGTACGGCTCGTGCAGGTCCCCGATAACGAGAATACGTCGACAGGTTTCCGGTACAAACGTATCCCCAATGTCATCCGTTGGAGAGGGCTGGATTAGTTTGCGGGCTTGCATCAAAGCATTGTTAGCCTTTGCCTTGCTGCCCTTGTTATCCATGAAGATGCTGCGCCAATAGCGCACAAGCTGACGAGATACACTAATGTCTGTGTCCACATCCCCGCGATTATCCAGCTCTTTGTTGTAGTACTGAGCAGCCAGAGCGTTGTCGAGATACTGGCCCAGAATTGCCTGGTGCTGCTCTTTGGTGAATAGTTTGATTAGGCTAACACGTGCCATTATTAGGCCCCCTTAATAATTTGACTGACGCGAGATTGTACTACACCGTATTTCGCAGCAAGCACGTACTGATTAGCGTGTTTAGAACGAGGAACATACTCCCGGCGAATCTGCTCTCCAGTAGCCTTGGAAATCTTACGAGCTTCGCGGCCTCTATCTACCTTATCTTGCACGTTGTCTGCCCTGCTGCCCACCAGAAGATGCTCGGGATTAATACAACGGGGATTGTCACATGAGTGTCTAATCACCTGTCCGTCTATATCCGCATAGGTTATACCGTGGTGGCGGACGTAAACCACTCGATGATATAGGCGCATCTTTCCGTCACGTTTAATTAACGCATACCCTTCTTTTAGAAGGCTTCGGCTTTTGCCGTGGTCTATACATTCTGACACTGCATATCTCTCTTGTGTTGTTCCTACTCGTATCACATTAATTCTCGGTAAATCACAGAATCAAGCCCAGGTCAACAAATAATTTTATTTAATTATCTATTTGACTTGGGCCGATTCTCGTGTTACCCTAACCCCCTACACCACCCAAGGGTCCACCTATCATCACTCCGCTATAAGTTTGTACTCCCCAGCGAAGAAGGTAATACCGTCTCCAGGCTTCTCTGAGTTACTGTCCGGATTAAGTAGCTCCACCTCCCAGAATTCAGCGTCGTAAGATATCACGCGATGCTGCGTACCAGGTGCAAAGTAAACACGATGCCGAGGGTCGATAGGCTCAGGCCCAAGTTCCAGCATCTCCACAATACTGCCAGGTTTAATATGCATCACGCACCTCCTGTATTTGCGCCCATTTGTTAAGCATACGCAACTCTCTACTGGGAGACACAGGTTTCAACCACACCAGCTCCAGTGGCTCTTCATAATCCACAAAGCCTAAGGCGTTCATGTATCCTGTGTTGAGATTGCAATCGAAGTGGCTTAGCACTTCATCAATTCTGCCGTACCTGGAGAACAGTACATCAATTTCGCAGAGCGGGGATTGAATCTTCACCACCCCGTACAGGCGCTCGTCAAAATCCCCCAGCGTTTCGCGGCAGGATGCGGACTGATTGTACGCCATAGTAATGGCCACAGGCTCATCAAACATAGCGTGATAGCTTCGGGCGAACCTCTCCATTACGGAGAATGCCACCTTCTCGTCAGTGCACCCTACTGGTACTATCAGGTCCACGTCCTTCACCGGCAGGCCGAAGTACTCGTCACGAATACAACCCCCGGCGGCGTACACTTGCAGAGCTGTCTCTGCGGTAATGATTAGGTGCACTTTCTGCAGCTGCCGTAGTATCTCTTCTCTGCCAATCATTCGACCTTCTCCTTACTGTACATGCTCGTACCCATTTCAGCTTCCGCCGGGAAGGGCACCTCGCCAATGATGCCGTAGTTAGGCCAGAGCTGGTGGATACGCTTAGGTGCGTCCTCCATGCACTGCTTAACCAGCAAGCTCGCCTCACGTCCAACCTCCGGGTTGGCGCTGTCCAGATACAGTGCATCGTGTACGTTCGTAATCAGGCACACCTGATTGTCGAACCAGTCACGGGCCAGGAGCGCGCGCAGAACCATACCGGCCGCTACTGCCATCAGGAAGAACGCTTCCCCCTGGCACCAGTAGTTCGCCATCTCAGTTTCCTTGTAGTCCATTACCTTCTGCTTACGCTGCCCGGGCACAACTTCCTTCCACTGCTCCTTCTGGCGGAAGCTGTAGCGGGCACCGGCTGGGCTAGTCCACGTCCCAATGCGGTAGATTCGGTAGCTGCCGTCGTCAGCCTGCTCCCGGTACATGCGCCCCTCCGCACCGGTACGTTCTACCTCTTCCTTGACAACAGCGCGGAAGCCAATTGTTTGCGGGAACAGCGCAGCCTCGTTGTCCAAGAAAGCCTGTGCAAATTCCACCGTACATCCAGTAGCAAACGCAATCCCCTTAGCCGTAGCGCCATACTGGGCTGCAAAGCTAGGAGCCTTAATACCTGTACGCATTGCCTTCCAAAGCGGATGCAGCTCGTGCTTCTTGTTGTGGCAGCGCTCATATACTTCTTCATACGGTAATCCCTCGCGGAAAGCTAGGCGGTAACAGTGCATATCCGTACCTGCCTGTAGCAGCCCCAGCAGCTTGGTGTCCCCGGTATGCACACAGGACATAACTACTTCCAGTGCTGAGTAGTCAACTTCGGTGATTCGCCCGTTATCGCCAAAGCGACTGGTGAATACCTGCTTAACCTTGGATTTAGCTACCCCATCCCCGTCCTCATCCGGGCGCGGTAGGTTCTGCAGGTTCGGGTTAGAGCTACTCAAGCGCCCGGTTACGGTGGCGCAGGTATTAAGGCGGTGGTGGATGATGCCGGAACCATCTGGACGTTCAGGGATTACGTACTGCAACATCCCCTTCCGTTCTTTGACTTCGCCATTTGCGTCAAGAACTTCACGCAAGTAGTAGGTCCCAGTGTCCTTCTCCAGCGCCGCCAGCTCGTTCACCAACTTACAGAACTCGAACCCGTGACGAGCCAGCGCCTCCATGGCGTCAGTACTGGTGCTATATACCGGAGTACCATCCTGCAGGCACCTGGCTTGCCTGAACTCTCCACGCTCAGCATACTTCTCTCGGAGAACCTCGGGCAGTTCTTGGATGTTAACCAGGCCCGGGCAGAAGTAAAGGTCGTCCTCCCATTTGAGTTTCTCTTCCGCTGTATCTATGCGGAAAACTTTTGGTAAGCCCTTGTTCTTACCGGCCTTGTAAGTAATGAAGTTGTGTGCACCACTGACATCCGTACTTTCACAAGGTACAAACGTCCCCTCTGTACCCTGCACTAGATAGGCATCCACCTTCACATACTGCGGCGGGTCGTACGGCACCTTCTTGCGGTACTTGATAGGCCCTCCGTACACCAGCGCAGACATATGGAAGTCCGAACCGAAGTTGAATTCTAGAGTATCCGGAAGGTCCTTGGGGATATACTGCTGCAGCTCCTGCTTAATCTCACGGATGCGCTGCTCCTGTTCCCCCTGGTTCTTGCGCGCAATTGGCATATTAACGAACAGACCGAACCACTCGCAGTATGCCCAAGCCAGCAAGGCATCCATGCGCTCCCACACGTACTGCATCTGATTGCGCTGGGCGAACGTAGCGCACTGGCCGTAGAAGCACAGGGCCGTGTTCGGGATGTCCCCGTTAACCAAGTAGTCGTGCAGCAGGACGGGATCAATCTGGGAGGTTAACACACCTTGCTCCCAGAGGATCTTAACCCCATCTACTTTGTGCGTACCACCATACTTAGGAGCCGTCTCGTCCAGTGACGGATACATGCTCTGAAAGTCCGAGGCGATGTATTCCCCGTGCATTGTGCAGAACACCCTGCCGCCGCGCTTGAGGAAGGCCTCAAACTGCTGCCGCTGGTACGTGAGAAACCAAGAAATCTCATAGGCTGCGTTGTGCGCAACAATAAGCCAGCAATCCTCGGGGATATGAAACCACCGGCAGCCTTCTGCTGCACTGTTTCCCGCCAAGAAATCAGCTCTTGAATTGAAGCGCACCGATTGAGTCGCGCCAACAGTGGTAGTACCGTCAGCCTGTGTCGTGTCGATACGCCATGCCGACTCAACAACATAGTTGTCAGGGCAGTATGGGCTTGCCTTTGAGCCGTAATATTCATTATTCTCTGTCTCCAGGTCAATGTGCATTATGCTAGTTGTCATTGTTTAGCCTCTTATGCGCGCGCTCTACCTCATACACTAGGTAGCCCATTAGGTATGTGAACGGTTCTTGATTATTGGTGTCTATTAGCATCCCCTTATAGTGGCACATATTCATAGCTATGTGTGTGCACTCGTGGGCAATCGTACGCAAACTAGCTCGCGCAGGGAGCCAGATTATCTGCGTATCATTAGCGTACACAACCATACCATTAGCACAGTAGTCTTCGTGGCCTACCCTAACACCGCAATGCTTCTTAGCTAGTCTAGTGCATTCTTCTTCCTCAGAGGTTATGAACATCTCAGTACCGTAGATAGGCACAGTAACCTTGATGTGCTTAGCTTTCATTTCCACTTAGCCCTCCGAGCCTTGTTAATCGCCAAGTGCACAATCAGCTGGCTGCTGTCCAGCGTGAAGCTTTTAAGTGGTGTACCTGCAGATGCAGCATACGCCACTATAACCTTGGCGTCGTCCGTTGTGATATCTTCTGGTTTAAGCATAATCTCCTCCTGTGTACCTACATAGCGCCCTCTAGGAAGGCGCTAGGGAAGTCACTTTATGCTAAGTTTAAAGTCCTCATAGGCCTTAACAGCAGACGCCAAGTCACCATAGCTTCCAAGAGACAGTAGCTTGCCATCGACTCGGATCCTGGCTTGATACTTGCCGCTAGAAGTTACCCTAATCCCGGTAGGTAGCTGTCTCCCACCCGTCTGGCCTCTGTTGTGCCGGTTGACCCTATCCTCCACCACCCTAAGATTGCACCAGCGGTTATCAGTTCTATCCCGGTTTATGTGGTCTACTACATATCCAGGTGCAATGTCCACACCCATTAACTCACACGCTACCTGGTGGGCGGGGCGTACTTTTCCCCGATACCACATAACCTTGTAACCTGCGGAATTAACACCTATCGCAGTCTCTTTGGTGCCACGCATGAACTTACGGAAGAACCTTCCAGTGTCTGGATGATATATAATCACGGCCTACTCCCATCCTCAAACTTACATCTTCCCGGTTGGAAGTTTACCTCAAACTGTAAGAGGGACTCCTTCCCGGATAAAGCTAACTTGTTTTTGGGGGTGCTTATGCCTCTGACACCTTGCATCTGCGGATGCTCGTTGCGGTCTAAACACCCCATCATCAGCGCTAAGTCAAGAGCCCCTTGCACCCCTATCTTGCTCTGTTTCATAGCAGTCAGCGGCGGGTACAGCATATTATAACCTTCCAAGGAGAGCTGCATAGTCCCTATTACGGCGCAGTCGTTTTCGCAGCCTAGTACCCTAAGCTCTTGCCAGCGCGCCTCCAGATTCTGGTGCTCGGACTCCATCGTGCCGCCACGGATGTTCGCCACCATGTCGATGATGATTACCGCGGGGCGCATCTCCTCCATGAGCGTGGATATCTGTGCCATCGTCAAGGAGTGCGCAGCCTTTACACGAATCCGGTCAGCCCTGCCTACTTTCTTGAGGTAGGCTGGCACGAACTCTTGCTTACTGTGCCGGTCCTTAATCTCAGCCAGAGTCCAGTGCAGCGCCGCTTGATATACCCTCGGCACTGTACGCGTCGCCGGACCTTCGTTAACCAACCAGAGGATAGGGCGGTCCCCGTACACTTCCGGCTGCTGCTGCATTTGCTCAGCAAAATCCACAGCAATAGCAGCAAGCAGACTAGTTTTACCAGAGTCCACTGGAGCAGCCACTGCGATGCAGTCCCCGCCTCGTAGGCCCCGGATGTTGCTAGAGAGTTGCTCGAACACGCCCAGTTTAAGACCGCCGCTCTCGTCAGTCGCGGCAAGTATCTCGTCAACACTTCCGCTCTCCCATTCCAGTAGCGAATCATGAACAGCAGCGCCGTCACCGTACTTGCGCTGTAGGTGCTTCATTTCCAGCAGGTAATCAATCTCCTCGCCGTCTTGGTAGCGCTGCGTCAGCGCTGCTACCTCCCCGCTGTAGGCCAGCTCATTCAGGGTCTGGACAATCCCCACCACAGAATCCTGTGGCACGGCTTGTACTCCCCGCATAAGCTCGTCCATGATTACCCGCTCTTCCCTGGATAGGTGCCCGGCCCGGAGGTTGAGCATGCTCTGCATCGCATCCCATTGCACCTCCTGGTGTTCCGGGTACGTGTTCCAGTACAACCCCACCCAGTCTAGTAGGTTCGCTGTGTCCGGCGCTAGCATGCTCTTAGGTATCTGCTCTCGCAGCCGGTTCCACACCTTCTGCGTGCACATTGCACGAACAACTATTAGGTCCAATTAGAGCCTCCAGTATCTCTTTGATTTCTGCGTCCTTCGGGTCCGCAGCGAAGTAATGCTCACGACACTGCATGAACGGGCGCAGCGCTCGGCGCGCTGCTGCTACCCCAGCGTGTCCCGCCGGGTCATTGTCCAGCATCAGAATCACTTCCGGGCGATTCTGAATCAGCCAGGCCCTCAGCGGCGTGGGCAAGCGTGTACCCAGCATAGCTATAGCCTGCACGTTCAACGCACTGTAGCTCGTAACTGCGTGCTGTATCTTCCTCGCTGAGAGTAAGTCCTCGGTGAGCACGACCTTTAGAGGTGCGCCCGCAGCTACAGCCGGTGCTACGGCAGGTCCCACGGCAGCGAAGGGTATTGGTTGGCCGTACATTACCCACTTCGGTTGCTGTCGGGCATGCACTGCACGGCCTAGAGCAGCACTTCCGACACGGAAGATTATCCGCTGTTTCTCTTTGCTCCATTCTGCATCCTCCACCATTTCAGGCATGATTCCCTTTGTGGTCAGGAATCCGTAAATAAAACTCTGCGTTTCCGCAGGCGCTTGGCTAATGCAAATTGCATCTGCAGGTGCAGAGGGCTGCACCCTCGGCTCTTCCTGTAACTGTATGCGCTGGTACTGCTTGCGTTCGTTAATTGCTTGGTGGCACCTGAAACAGTACATGCTCCAGGCGTCCTGTTTATTATAAATTATAGCCGCGGGAGTGCTCCCGCAGCACCTGAACCTGCTGGACTGCCCTATAGCTAGGCGCTTGCAGGCTCTAAGCCAGGGCTCATCCATCTCTCCCCTCTCTACGAACAGCCATAGCCATGCGCCGAATGTCGTGTGCCAGTTGCAGGGCTGCGTCGGGGTTCATATTAATACCGATCTCCCGCTCTGCCCGGGTGCTGCCATCTTTAGGGATTATCCCAATATAGAGCAAGCCTTCCTCGAGCCAACTAGGTCTTTCCAATACAAGCCGCTGGTCGTTTCCAGGGTCGCGTTTGGTATTTAGGTAGGTCACACTAGACGGAACCGGAGGTAGCTCGTCGTCCACCGGCTCTTGGTAGAGCTCGAAGTTGATAGTGCCCCAAGGGGCGGCGTCACTGAGATGCTGCACACCGTCCACTTGAATCCAGCGTCCGCAATCGCTGACATACGTCACAATATAATATTTCTTGGAACCTAGAATTTTCCGGAACAGTTCAGTAGGTGTGCCATCTAAACGCACAACCTTATCACCAACTTTAAACTTAGACATAATCAACCCTCCACAATATTATTGTATCCACCCCAGTCTTCTGCAACTCGGGTGCCTAGTTCAATCAGTTCATCACGGAAGCCGTAATCAGAATATACCATGATGTATTCCGCCGCCTTCGCTGGATTCTCCTGCACCCAGCTAACCAGTTGTTGTTTAGATAGCTGTGACACTACACGGAACGCGGCCAGTAACTGCGGGTCCTCGTCCGGCGGCATGTCCCACGGCTGCCGTAAACTAAGCGTAGATGCAGAGAGCCATTGGTCCGGCTCTACTACCTTCGGGTCCCGCTCAATTGGGAGGTGCGAGAACGTACCGTCTTGCAGTACCCGCTCAAGCACTTGCCCCAGTATGTTCAGGTCCAGCACTTCATCTGGTGTATGCTCGTGCATGTACCCTACGCCGATGTTAGTGCACTCGGGAATAATCTGCACGAACTCAGCAGAGTCAGTGTACACTCCCTTCTGTAAGTGCTGCTCCGTGCGTCCCAGGCGCTCTGCTAGGGTCTTGGCAAAGGCGTCAGAGCAGCAGCGCATACACCTTTGATGCGTAATGATACCGTCGCCGCGGCGGTCGAAGCTAATCATAGCTTTTACGCCCGTCCAGAAACCAGACTTATCTTGTGCAGATGCACGGCTTCCGTTGCACCCTACTTCCTCATCCAGGAAGAAGCAGTAGCGTCCGTGCACTCCGCGCTTGAGCATCTCCAGCATCAGGTACACCCCAGCCCCGCAGTCCGCACCAAGGCAGTCTGCCTCCTGCGGATTCTTAATGAACAATACCCCGCCGTTGGTCATACCTACGTCCGGGGCCTTGCTCGAAGGGCGCGCTACCGTGTCAAGGTGCGACGTAAACGCTACGTCGGATTGCTCTGAGTCCCCTACCAGTACGAAGTAGTTCCCGTAGTCGTCCGTAGTTCGTATGCCGTTCTCTGGCATATGCTGTTCCAGCAAAGGCTCGAACCATTTGACACTACCCCAGCTAGGCCGGTGCGTTCGCAGTATCTGCAAGAGCAGCTGCATATCAATCCCATGCGGATTCAAGAACATTAAGCTGCCTCCTCTGCTTCTTCATCATCATTGCCCAGGTACTTCTCTCCCAAGCAATCAGCTGCATACTCAGTGAGAATTAACCCGTGCACTGGGTGTTCTTCTGCGTGCTCAATAAGCACGAAACGTTCCTGTGCACACACTATTTCTTCTCGGTCGTGCACTGTACCTTCTATCTCACACTCCGCAACATCATCGTCGTGTACGTAGGCGTCGTGGTAACCAGACCAAGTGCAGTCGTATCGGCTATGCAGACCCTCTCGCCCAACTACGTATACATACTGCTCGTTGTCAACACAATCATTGCATACCATACCATCCTCGGCGGTTTCCTGCATGTCGTAGACGGAGTAGCGTCCTTCGCAGTAGCAGCACCGAGCAGATTCAGTGCCTACGTAGATGTATCCATCGGAGTCTTGCGCCTCGTACTCGTAGTCGTCACGGATTACAAAGGCGTCACTGCCTTCTTCATCAACACCACACTGGTTGCTGTCCAGGTACGGCATCAGTACCGCGCCGCTGTGGCTAGGGTGAGGTATACGCGCCAGCATTACACCCCCAAGACACCCAGTGTTTCTGGTGTACCCGTGCCCCCTCAGGATTGCATCCGCAGCGTTGCCGTAAGCACGGACGTACTCTTTCGTTTCGGGGTTGACGATTGCCCGTGCCTGTACTTCAAAGTCGTCCCCGAACAGTTCCCCGGTGTACTGTATGAACAGGCGCAGCCCATTATCCGGTAGCCCGTGACTGGTAGTGGCATATACCCGCACAGGGCTATGCTCAAAGGGGTACCCGGTCATGCAGCTACTCGGGCCATACTCGTAGGAATTGTACCATTCCTGCTCGGTCTTGCACAGGTACGTTGTAGGCTCTACGTTCATAGCCTTGAGGTCTTCGATAGCATCGCGGAAGTCCACACCATTTCCGTAGTAGTTAGCGAGCCACTTACCTACACGCATCTCCACGCAGCGGTACTCAGTAACCGCTGCGAAGTCCTTGTGCATCCTCGGCTGCCCCAGCATCACGATAGGTTCGCCGTTGCGGAAACCAAAGCCCAAAGGCACAGCGAATCTAGACACTACGAAACCGTGCAACTTCATGAGCAGCGCAGCGGTGTTGCCATCGCGGATGTGCCCGCCGTAATCATAGCCAGTGTATAAGCGGCGCTGCTGCTCTTCTGGCGCAAGCATAATGCGCTCGAATAACTGCACGGCCTGCTTGTGCACCTTATAGCCGGTGAACTCTTCGACGCAAGCAACTACGCGCTCAACCACTACACCCCCGCCCTCATAGAAGTCGCGGCAGCGTTCCCCGAACTTGTTGTCGATAGTGATGCGCGCTGGGGCAAAGAGTTCGTAGAAAGTTCCTGACTGGTATAAGTCTACATTTTTGAGTGGGCCACGAGTCAGCATTACATCCCGGTACTCCGGGTGCAGTGCGCCTCCTATAGTTACCTCTAAGCCAGGGGTGAGCATGCTTACATTACGTAGACCCATAAGCGCCTGCAGTGGGCCCTCATTGTGAGGGTAGTCAGCACCTTGCATTTGCAAGTCCTGGAACGTGGTCCAGTAATCACCGCTGGAATACATTGAACATTTCATTGGCAGTGCGTTTGCACCTTCCGGCAACACTACTTTCCATTCAATAGGTGCTGTGTTAGTCTCTTGCATTTTCGTTTGCTCCTGAATAGATTCTTTGAATTCGTCGCCAACTATTAAGTCAGCGCGCATACCACGTAGTGAGTTGTTGCTGCTTATAATAGGTGCGTACTGCTGCCCGAAACTGTGTAAAAGCTCCACGATACCCACACCGTAAGAGTGCTGCGACGATATCGAACTGAATGTGCTCTTGCAATCTACGCGCGGCAGATTCTGTATACTCTCGATAGGTTGTGAGCACAACTGTAGAGTCCTGCCTACGAACACGCAGGAGTCTACGCTCGACCGGTACGATTTGCTTGAGTTCATTAGGAACCTCTTTGAATGTTTCCCACGGGCACCCGCACTTGCCCTGAGTCTCCAGCAAGCGCCAGCACAGCAGCGCGGTTTCGTCTACTGTGAGCATAGGCTGTCCTTGAATACTACGTTGCGGGCCTTCAAACACGACCTTGGGCTAGCCAAAATACCGCCGACCTTGAGTGCAGACTCAAACCACCTGCTATGGTACGGGTCAAACAACTCCGCCTGCGCATGAAGCGGACTATCCAAGGGCACTCGATAGAATAACCCGTTGGTACGCTTGTATACATCGTACTTAATCATACTATGCCCCGCACGTTGAACCGATAGCAGTAGCCGCGCAGAGTCATACCCAGGCGCTTTGCTTGTTTCTCATAATGCTGGCGCAGTGCTGCCTTTGCGTTGTACTCCCGCGCCAGCCCGTCGATACTAGGGCGCTGCTTACGCATAAGCAGCGTTTCAGGACTCTTTCCGTACATTCTTACCTCAGATATCGTTATTGCTTACACCATCCACGGTCAGAGTTACCGCGGCGTTAGGTTCTTGCTCTTGTACTGCTTCCAGTACAAGAGCACCTAGCTCTTTGCAACCACCCTCGGGATTCTCAAAGAGGTCATACTCCGGGCGAGGCTGCTGTCCCTGTTGCTGTATTTGCACCGTGCAATAAGGCACCGGGTTGTTTACGTCGTTGCCCAGCACCAGCATAGCGCTGGTCACAATGATGTTGAATACATTAACCATAAAGTTTTCTCCAGTCGGAAATGATACCGAGATTCACGGCGTCCAGCACAGTACGGGCCGCCATTTCGGTATAGGTATCCACAAATTCTAGTGGGGAATATTGTTCAGGGTCATGCTCGGAGAATATAACCACAGTGTAGTTGTATTCCTCGTATACCAGATTGCACCACACGGGCCAGAGTTCATGACCCGGATAAACCAGTATTGCTTTCATATGAAACCTCATACGCCAGTTGCATTCACATAGCGCCCCGTAGGACGCTATAGGCTTGCTACTGGACCGGTTGGAAGCCATACCCTAGCCGGGTTACTACCACTTCCCCCCTATCGTCTGCATCTATCCACAGCTCATCGCCGTAGGCCACATACAGCCCGTGCGGGTCCCGCTCGCCAAACTCAGGGCGACGGGCGCTATAAGTCTTGCAGGGGATTAGGTCTCGGTGCACGTTGCGGACAAGGTAGCTCATACCCAGAGTTGCTGAATCCGGGACATAAATAACCTGTAATTTGGTAGCCATAGCATTGTTCCTTTTAGTTGGCATGATTGTCCTCTAGGGTACTCATTAGAATACCCTATGAGAAATCACGCTAGAGATACTTACCCAATCCCTCGTACACCCATTTTTTAGCGATTGCCCGCATAGGGATATCGAAGGCGTCAGCATCGTTCGCCGCAGGGCATAAGGCCCACCACTTGATGACTAGAGCCGCGCCAGAACCGCCACCTTTACCCGGACAATCGTTATGAGGGCAGCGGCCCGGCTCACCGCGGTAAACCCTACCACAGTACTTGCACTTGAATAGGGGCATCATTTGAGCACCTCAGCTGCATCCAGTACAGCACGTACATCCACACCCTGACTAATGAGCATACTCACCAAGTCAGAGTCGCTTACGCCAGTCTCTTTGGCCTTCTTGATGGCGTTTTTAACGCGCCCCAGCGCTTGCAGGCGCACTGCATCGGCATCCAGTGCGTCATTCTTCACCTGCTCCGCCTCAGCGGCGTACAGGGCCATACAGGAGCTATAGAAGCTGGCTACAATCACTTCGCGCTCCTGCTTGTCAGCTTGTTTATAGTCCAGACGCATAGTGTCCAGTTCGATGCCCAGCTTCTCAGCAGACGCATAGCACTTCTTCGCGTTGAACTCATATTTGCCGGACTCCTTGTTGAACTTGATAGGCAGCAGCGTACGCAGCACCATATCAAAGTCAGCGGCATCACTGCGCTGCATATCCGTAGCCCAGGAAACGTTACTGCTAATCAGACCGTGAAACAGTGCACTGATAGTGATGTTACGCTTTGCTTCCACTACGTCGCCCAGCGCTTTACGAATGCTACCAGCGGCGGTTAGTTTGAATACTTTACCAGTTGAATTGGTCATGATGCACCCCGTTGATTGTTGGTTGTTTAGGTAATTACTTCACATAGCACCCCGTAGGATGCTATAGGCTGTAATTAACGTCCGAACTGCCCAGCAGTGTACCACCCTTGCGGAGCCTTACTACTGCCCTTTGTCTTGGTCTTACCGCGTACATTCGTACTGAACGTCGCAGATTGCTTCATCCGCATATACCCGGAGCGGTTCAGCGCATCCCGGCGTTTTCTCAACTCTGAGCCTGACAGCTTCTCCAGCCCCTCGAATTGTTGTTTCAATTTATCTTTGTACTTCATGTTCCCGCCTTTATGTGCCCTTTCAGTCTGACAATCTCAATACGCATACTGACTAACGCTGTTACCTGATTAGGAGTGAGACTCTGCAACGCAGAGAAGTGTCCTATTGTACTTTCCAGTATCGAAATGCGCTTCCTCCACGCGGCTGCGTTTTGTCTGCGCCACCTATATTCAGCATCTATCAGCCTACTCATGGTTGCTCCTGTATAACACTCAGCTAAGCATGGTTGCTTAGGTCAGTGTTATTGGTTGGCGGGTTACTGATTCTAGTCAGCACCTGTACAACCGCGTTGATTCAGCCTCTTCGTGGTTTCCCCCGGCTCCCCAGTCGCGCTGGGCTTGATGATTTCGTTTTCAGGGCACAATCATCTAAGCGCACCCGCTGTTTGTCGTCTCAGCTCTTGACGTTACATCTTCACTACTACTGATTGTTTAGGCTTGGTCGTCATTGCACCAGTCAAGGTACTGGGCCTCCCCGCAAACCAGCTTACTGCTAAACCTTTAAGAGGTCATTTTTAACGTCTAGCCTATCCGACGGGACACACATCCTTGTGCCCTAGATTGGTTATCCTTGCCTTGTTCGCTATCTAAGTTACTCAGTGAATCATAACTTGTCAAGCGTTTATTTTAAGCCGTCCGGTTTAGTGTCCGGTCACCTGTAGCGGCTTGCTACGTGGAAGTGTCCTAGTTAGCGGCCTGTCTTCAACTATCCTGCCGTCCTGCTGGGATTCAATCTAGCTTATGTCCTTCGCGGTGTCAACTCTTTTTATCGAGTATCTAACCCTTCACACCATCTAGCTTTAATCCGGCTGAATCTCCCGACTCTGCCCCGGTTAGCGCCTCAGTGCCTCCCGGTGATTGAACTATAGCCCTATTGAACCAAAAGAAGCAAGTATTATTTTCAACTTTTTATCACTAAGAGCAAAAAGGGTAAGCAGGGCAATGACTTAGAACCACACTAGGGATAGCTATAGGGATAGCACTGTGCCAGCACCAGCTGTAGCCACTACTAACCACATCTAGCCAATACTAACCAATACTATCTAATACTACATAAAGCAGAACGTAGTGACGTAACGTAAGTGAAGGAACGTAGTGATGCGGTGACTATGTAGTTATGGCAGCCTACTGCGTAGGCACAGGGCCATACTAGTGAGTGCCTAGTAGGGACTAGTAAGGACTAGTATTAAGTAGTGTGTATATAGTGCCCTAAAACCCTCCTACTCCGGTAACATCATTTCGTATTAGCTTTCGAATGAAAGTAAGAGCAAGGGATAGCAAAAGGATAGCGCTGGATAGTGGATGTGCGCCCTAGTGGGGAGCGCGCAGCGTAGCATATAATCGGCACAATGTAAAGCACTTTGGATAGCCAGTGTATAGCCTAGTACGCACTAGTGATAGCACTAGTGATAGCACAGGCAGGCACTACAGCGCACTAGCTGGCCCACTACTGGTGCACTAGACACACCCTATGGCGCCGCAAAATAGGTAAGGGGTACGGCACTAGGCAGGCACAAAATAAGCAAGGCAGAGCGCACCCCTATGGCCCACTGAGAGCACACAGGGATAACGCAGGGATAGCCCTAGTGCCCCGTAGGGCGCACAGGAGCCACGCAGTGCCACACACAGGGATAGCCATAGGGTAGCACTAGCGATAGCCCTAGCGCGTAATAGAAGCGCACTACGGGCTGCAGGTGCAGCCCCAGCGCACTGGTCGCGCCCTAAGGGTGCCCCCCCCCCCCTAAATTGACGCTAGGCACCCCCCCTATGGGGGCAATTGGCGTCGTTCAGGGTGAGGG